GTTAGACCTGAGTCGATGCCTAATCCTAAGGTTGAAGCTATGCGTGCTGCTGTTAAGCTTATTGGAAATGGTTGTGGTTCTATCATCACACCGTATGGTAAGCTTCATTGTTTGCTTATTAAATCTAAGATGTTATTGGTCCCTGTTCATGCTTTTCGTAAGAATGGAGAGTGGATTGATGACGACTCGTTGTTTGAGATCAAGTTTGAAAATGTGGCACACTCTGTCCGTTTTATTCGGACTAATGTCACAGTTTCTGGCGGGTCTTTCTCCGCGCGAGAGTTGCATGATGTGTGCATTTATCGTCTTCCTGAGACTTTCCCTGCCACCAGGGATCTGAGTGGTCATTTTGCCACTGAAGATGATTTTCTCCAAATGCAACGTTTGGAGTTGTGTTTTATGATGCGTAAAGGCTTTGATAAGAAGCTGGTTGTACCAATGGCCATACCCAAACAGCAAGGCAAACGTCTTGCTTGGGCTTCTGGTAGTGGTAACAAGGATTTGTTCACAACGGATCGTCTTGTTTATCGCTCTTTTGGAGTAGGAGATTGTGGCGGAATTATCATTGGAGTTGATGGCAATGGAGTTGTCAAGATTTATGGTTGGCATGTTGCAGGTTTAACTTCTGCTTTTTCGGAGGAGCAGGGTATTGGAGTTCCCTTAACTCGAAAGTTATTGGAAGGGATGTCTGCTGAATTCGTCACGAGCGAAGCCAAGAGTTTTATTCCCGTGCGTTCTGAGTATGTATTGGTTGAGGAGAATGTTCCTGTTAATAATACTTTGTCGCAAAAGACGAAGTTTGTGCCCTCACCTTTATTTGCAGCTCCAGAACTCGCTCATTGCGACCGGGAGCCTGCGCTGCTTGGGACAGACCCTCGATGCAAGGGTTTAACTGGGGAATCGTTATGTGTCATGGAGATGAATCGAGCTGAATTTCCACAATTTAAAGTCGACCCAGATGAAATGCGCGAGATTTTTGAAGATATCTTAGAACAAGACATGGAGAACACTCGCTATGAGCCTCGTCGTGTGCTCACTGAGTTTGAAGCGATTAATGGTGCTGCGGATTTGCCCTATTTGAAGGCTATCTGTATGAAGACTTCGCGCGGTTGGCCTCATAAGTTCCGGACGGAGCTCAAAGGCAAAGGAAAGTTACCGTTATTCAGTGGTGAACTCGGTTGTTGGATTATATCTGACCCTCTCTTACGTGAAGAGGTCGATAAAGCATTGGATGACTTGAAGAACGGTCGAAAACCGAACTTCACGATGATCTATGCTCTTAAGGATGAGTTGCGTTCTGCCGCAAAGATTAAACAACAACGTACTCGCGTTGTTACCATTGCTCAATTGGCTCAGACTATTATTATTCGCATGTATTTTGGTTGTTATATCAATGCCATTACAAAGCAGTTTAATTATGGTGAGTCCGCACTTGGTATGAATGTTGGTTCCCGTGACTGGGAAACAATGATCAATTATTTGTGTGAGGTTGGCACGGAAGCTTTTGCTGCTGACTTCAAAAAGTTTGAGAGTCTTTTGACCCCTCAGATTGCTAAGGATGGTATTGCACCGTGTGTTGCTGCTTGGTATTGTGGTGATGAGGAATCCACGCGTGTTCGACATTCGTTAATCGATTCATGCGTTGCAACCAAGATTCTTGTGGGTACAACTATCTACATGATGACTGGCGGGACAAAATCTGGAGTGGGAGGTACAACAATTTTGTTCAATAATCTGATGTGCAGGTTCTATTTGCGTTATGCTTTCTTGCAGATTGCAAAGAGAGTTGCCCCCCATATGGCTCACTTGCGTGCGTATCGTACATACGTGCGCGCTAAGGTGCTTGGTGATGACCATATTGTGACTCGAGGGCGTAAAGTCGAGTGGTTTAATTTCAAGACTGTCAAGGAATGTCTTGGTGAGCTTGGGATTGAATACACTGACCCTGCGAAAGGGGCTGATGGACCACCTAGTGCTCATGTTCATACTTTGCAGTTTTTGAAGCTCACAACTCGTGTCGATCCTAATATTTTTGAAGGAGTTAAAGTATTTGGGGTGCCCGATTTAGATGAGAGCATGTCTGGTCTGCGTTATGTGCGTAAAACGCTCCCTGCTCATGTTGCTATCACGTTGAATTGTGACGATGTTCTTCGTCGCAATTTTGGTAGAGGAAGAAAGGAGTTCCAAGAAATTCGCGATAAGTTGGTGCTTATGTTGCGCCGTGCTAACATAGGTGCTGGGCTCATCACTTGGGAAGCCTGTTGTGCTCTTTGGGAACATCGTAAACTTGTTCCTGAGGAAATTGGTGATATTGATTGGTCGCTGTCTGGCGAAACTCCAGAGCCGTACGCTAGTAGTTATAATGTCGAAGTTTTGCTTGACATTATGGATGAGCGCGTAGAGTGTCAGATGCTTGCAGAAGATAATGGCATGGAGGTGCTTAATGTGCCGCGTCCTGTGATGGTGGTAACACCTGAGGAACGCTCTCAACCATTACCTCAGCGCTCTTCTGGG